GATATATATTATATACATCTCTTTCACAAGATCCACCAAGTGATCTCGCATTATCGCACTCAATTAAAATTGCAATCGTTTTATCAATATTTAGAGAAATACCATTTGATTGAACAACAATTGGACATTTAGATGGTAAATTACTCGGTAAAATAATTGGAGGCTGAGTTATTGCAACACTTACTAATGGGTTTACTTTAATTGGTCTGTTGATGGAAACCGCCGTAATACTATTTTTAGAATAAATATCTTTGTTATTTGTTTTGTTAATATAACGTCTATACATAAATAATATATTATATTTATATTTTTATTTGGAGCGTCAATAATATAAATAAATTTTTAAAACTAAATTGTTAATTTAATTTGATTAATGATATCTTCTTTAGAGGTTGATATAATATAGTTTTCAAATGGCATTTTATATATTTCCATAATATGGTTTTTGAATTTTACTATTGATTCATTTATTAATTTAACATTTACACCAAGATCAACAAATAGTTTTCCACTAAATTTCTCTTTGAATTCTTGTTTACATTTAATTTCATCTAATTGTTCTTTCAAATAATCATTTTTTTCAAAATAATTTAATGCATCATTTTGCATCTTTTTTATATAATCATTATGTGGAACATCTAATGGTTTATTTAATTTTTTAATATCTTCACCGTTCAGGGTCGAGTGCTCACCCCCTAAAGGGGGGAGCCCTTCAACAAATTGTTGATACATTGGTCTTTTAATTGTTCTTCTTTTATGGTCGTGATTTAAAGTATCAAAATCAAATATATTTGTATAAAAATAATTACTCGCGATTAACCAATCAAATACATCAACTAATTTAGTAAATCCCTTTAAATATACATCATAATCTAAATTTAAATATTTACAAATAATTTGTGGATCATATGTAAGATGAATATAAATTGCATTTTCACACGGATTTCCGGTTGGGAAATAATATAACCATAGACCATCAGAACCAAATTTGATGCCGCCATAACTTGTCATTCTTCCTAAAATACCACCTAAATCTCCATAAGAAAAATAAAATTTGGATGCATTATATTGTTCAATAGAAGTACATAGAATGAGATCAATTTGATGGTATGCATCTAAATGTTTATAAGCAATTGAATAAATAGTTCCATTTTTATGATACTCTATTGGATTGAATTCTTTAATTATAACATCTAAAATATTGATATTATTACCTAAATATAAAATATCCATATCACCATGACCATCTTTTTCTTTTTCTGGACGATTTATAACACTCGAACATTCACTATAATATTGTTTTAGAACTGATAAAATTATGGTTTCAATTGTACTGTAAGTAGATTGGTCCATTCTTGCAGCTACTACTTTTTTAAGTGCATTACCTCCCATATTATATATATTTTGATATATTTAATATGTTTATAAATCATGATAAAAAAATATCAATATTATAATATTATAATATTATAATAAAATGATTAAGATAATTATTGCAAATAATATGTGGCAAACATTTAAACATAATGTGTTATCTGATTCAAATAAAAAAACAAACACATCAAGCATAAAATCATTAAATATTAACAATTATAAAAAATTATATGTAAATAATGTGATTATCAATCATCCTATGAAGTATAACATAAAAAATTTAAAAAAGTAATTGATATGAGTAAATTTCAATATAATTTTATAAAAAAATAAGAACATAATAATGAAATATAGTGGTATGAGAAAGGATTTGAAAATTCAAAAAAAAACAAGAAAAAAAAATTTTATAGATTCATTATGATAGTTTAGTTGTTAGCGTAAACAATAGCATCCAATTGAATGTTTTCATTTCTAATATTTTCTTTTTTGATGTTTTTTTTTATAAAATATCTTATAAATAGACACATTATTATAATTGCACAGAAACTGATGCCACCAATTGAAAGATAAAACGGAGCTCCTTCATGATAGTCATATTGTTTATTAAAACTACATAATTTTGTTCGACAATCACAATAATAGTCATAAATAAGTCCGTTACTTAAATCATTTGGACATTTAATGTAATTATCACATGTATTTGTTTTTGAAATCAATGAAACACAATATAATATTTCAAGTGGATTTAAAGTGAATATTTTTGTATTATTAGAGGTATATTCGACGTTTATTATCTGTATTTTTATATTACCATATCTATCAAAATAAGTTCCCAATATTGCCAGACTTATTATTGATACCATTAAACCAAAACACATACATATTATAGCGCAAGAAACACAACGAGATATATCTTTCATTATAAATTATATAATATACGTTATTGATAAATAAATATTAGTGTTTATTTATCAATTTTTTAATATGGCGGCCCATCTTAAGTAATTATATATGATGTTTAACATCACATATAATTACTTAAGATGGGCCACCATATTAAAAAAGGGATCGAGGAAAGTTATACTCTTGATTATAATATTATTTTATAAATTATATAAGATGTTAAACATCCTATATAATTTATAAAATAATATTATAATCAGAGATAACTGTCCAAGATCAATTTTTTTTGTTTTATATAAAAAAAGTTTAGATTAAATTATTGAGATGTTGCTAGTGCATAGTCATTCCAATCAGAGTAATTGTATCCACGCGCAATCACTTCAGGTGCTTCTTGAAATGTGGTATAGTTTAGCGTCTTAACATACTTCTGTATCAGCATTTGTGTAAATTCATTACCGAGATATTCGGGACTTTGATATACAAAATCAGTTGTTTCTTTAATACTATCATAAGTAGAAGCACTTGCATATCCACGATATTTATAATCGTTGCCACCATCCAGAATTTTATTTGGACCTTCTCTAGCCGGTTTAGTGTCTGTTCCATATCTCAGCATACAATATGCTTTCTTAGAAATTTCATAAAAATCTTGTGTTATAAACATACCGTTTTGATATTGTTTAAAAATACTTTCACATCTACTTTCATCAGCAGGGTCGGGGCAAGTATAATATAGTCCATTAAAATAAACAGGCATCTTGACTGTTTTAGGCCCATCTCCATCTTTAGTCCATCTTTCAATATCATTTTTTTCAAAATAACCAGTGTACATTTGTTGTTGCATCATAATATATATAAAGTATGGTTATTTTAATGGTTTAATATAAAATAAAAATATCAATTTTTTGATATGGCGGCCCATCTTAAAATGGGCTGCCTATTAAAAAATAATATAATTTTATTGTTTTTGTCATAATATTTTTAGCTCTCTAATATTTCATATATTTTTTCTAATTTAAGAATTGAATCTAATCTTAATTTACTATCACTTGCTGAACTTCCAGTGTTTAATATATTTTGTTGTAGATCTACAATTGGTTTTATATACCTGTTTGGAATATCTTTTCCAACATCTTCACTAATTTTTGCTAATGTTGTTACTACAAATTCTTTTGATGTCTCTCCAATTGACTTTTCTATTAATGCTTTTTTTGTGCCTAAATCATATTCTGATACATCTAATCCAGCTTTCTTCGGTTTTGATGACATTATTGTTGTAACAATCGAACTTACATCTTCAATCTTCATTGATTTAACTTCTTGTAATAGAGAACCTTCTAAATTTGATGTTGATGATTTTGCAATATTACTAACAACCTCACTTGCTTTAGCTGATATAGTTTGTGCGGACAATGATGATTTTGAACTTAATACAGATCCAGAAGTTGGTCCAGATTGAGTTTGAATAGGAACCGATAGTTTTAATTCTTCATTAATTTTTTGAATAATATTTGGTTCTGCCCCTTTAATATTTATTATATCAGTGCTTTTAATAGGTGTTACTGTGTTAAATATTCCTGATGTATATGCTTCAAAATTATTCATATTAAAAAATTTCATTACTATATCATTATCATAAATATTTTTACTTTTTGATTTCAATTCATCAACAACCATTTTAAGACTCGATTGATTTAAAGCACTTATATTATAATGTGTAGTTCCAATCCTTGTATGACGTAGTTTGTTTCCGATTCTTAATCTTTCTTGTCTTAATTTTTCTTCTTGTTCTTGTATTTTTCGTTCTTGACTTATTCTTTCTTGTCTTAATCTTTCTTCTTCTAGACTTAATCTAATTGCTTCTTGTTCTTGTTCTGCTTCTTGTTCTGCTTGTCTTTCTGCTGCTCGTCTTATTGCTTCCTCTGCTGCTCGTCTTTCTGCTGCTGCTCGTCTTGCCGCTTCATCTGCTGCTCGTCTTTCTGCTGCTGCTCGCCTTGCCGCTTCTTCTGCTGCTCGTCTTGCCGCTTCCTCTGCTGCTCGTCTTTCTGCTGCTGCTCGCCTTGCCGCTTCCTCTGCTGCTCGTCTTTCTGCTGCTGCTCGCCTTGCCGCTTCCTCTGCTGATCGTCTTGCCGCTTCCTCTGCTGCTCGTCTTGCCGCTTCCGCTACTGCAGGATCTTCCTGAGGTTCGATCTCTTGAAAATCATCTTGAGTAAGATTTGTTTTGCCACAATTATTTATACATTTGCAAGGCGGATTATTTAAGAAGTTTATAAATCCCCCAACAGAGAAAACATAATTAGGTCTGCAATTACTACCGCTACTAGATCTATGAGGTTTAATAATACATCCACCAGTAATACTGGTAGATTGGCTAGTTATTGGACATAAATAGTTGTATTGAAAGTTGTTTATCATTATATATAACCGTTACAATATATATAGATGATAAATAAATAAAATATCAATTTTTCTGTATGAATATTTACTACCTGTCATAATATTTTTAGAAAACAGTCTATTCATAAAATTGCTATTTTTTAATTGCCATTATTTTAGTTGTCGTCCAATAATATTTTTCCATAACAACGACCAATACGATTAATTGCATTTGAATTATTTTTATTTTTTTTTGTATTTTTTTATCAATTGTATATGATATTTGTTATATTAAAAAATTGATCTTGGCTTTTTATCTCTTGATAGTATATTAAATTATTTATTATTTCTGATGTTTTACATCAGAAATAATAAATAATTTAATATACTAATCAGAGTATAAACAGCCTCGATCCCTTTTTAAATATGGGCTCTATCTGGATTTATGTTGTTTGATGTGTTACATCAAACAACATAAATCCAGATAGAGCCCATATTAAAAAATTGATATTTATATGATCAATAATATAGTTAAATTTATTAAATACCATATTATGTTTCATTATTTAATTATGAATATATATTTAGGTGTATTATGTTGTTATTCGTTGAATAACATATTGTTATCGTCTGGTTTATATAATTGGAATGATAAACAATTAGATGAACAATATAATTATTTCAGAAATTACAAAAATTTAAATCTGATAACTCAATCCTCTATTTTAGCATATGTTATAAATATAGATGGGATGATTGAATTAATACCTACTAATTCTTCAATAGATGCAGAACAATACCAATATAATATTAGTCGCAATTTAAATTTATATGCATATCCGTGTATTTTTTGTGATGCAACAATAGGATTTTGTAATAATTTTGATGATAAAATAAATGCTGTTTTTAAAAACCAACAAAGATTCATAGATGATCTTATTAATAGATCTATTAAATATAATTGGTCTGGTTATACTATAGATTTTGAACCAGATAGATCGATAGATGGATCTAAGACTACTGATTTAATGGTAGATTTAGCAAAAAATTTAAATAAATATAATAAAAAACTATATATTTGGATAAATTATGGAGTAGATGCTATGATACCTTTTAATATTAGCCATCTAATGAACATCAATAATATAATACTATTAGCTATGAATACTTATTCTTGTAACTATAATTCATTCATTGATATTGCATCTACTATGATAATCCATAGCAAGTCAATTGATAGAATCGGATTTGGTCTCCTCACTTATGAAAAATATCAAATTATTTCTGAAGATATATTAGTTAAAATTATAATATGGTTAAACATCACAAAAATATCATTTCTATCATTATGGGCATCTATAATACCACCGAATTGGTATGTTCCATTAAATAATTTTATGGCATAAAAAAATCAAAATATACTTTAATAACAGTGATGAACCAGACCACTATTATATCCACCAGATGTTATAGATTTTATTTTTTGTTCTGTTTCAGCATCCTTAATTTTTTTATTTCTTTCATATTCATCCTTTATTTGAAGCTCTTCTAACATAGATTCAGTATCCTTAATTTTTTTATTTCTTTTATATTCATCCTTTTTTTGAAGCTCTTCTAATATAAAGCCTGTTATCGTACCAATTATTAATAATATTATCGAAACTGCCACTGATGCTGCTTTTAGTTTTTTAACATTAATATTAACACCTCCAAACTGTGTCATTGAATATTTTAGTATTTTTATAGGTATGATTGCAACATCTATTTCTTTAAAATGTAAATTATTCAACATAGTGTATATTTTTTCAGGTTCCGGAAGATTGTTTATCGTGTTTATTATATCTATTTGTTTCACTCTATTAAATATTTTCATCGTTGTTTTCATAAAACCTAATTCGGTATCAAAAATATATCCTTTTATATCAGACACTAATGAAGGATCTGATTTTATTATAATATTTATTAGATCTAATAACTCCTTATTATTCGCAATCTGGTCTCCAACTAATTCTGTTATTAAAAAATTAAATAACTTTTTAATTTTTTTTAAAGTTTTTATTGTTTTTTCTAACAAACTCATATATATATATATATATATATATCATAATAAAAAAAATTGATATTATAATGCTTAAATAAATATATAATATTGTATAATATTATATATTTATATGTCGTCGAGCGATATTACAAGTTTGTTGTTTCAGATTGCTTTGAAGAGTCCACAAAGTCTTAAATATGCGTGTATTATTACTTACCGTAATAAGGTTATTTCTTGTGGTTTCAATAGATATTGTCGTAAATATAGTCTCGTTGATGGGACATTAGATAAGCCGTGTATTTTATGAGGCTAATAAATATAGTATTCACGCTGAGAAAGATGCCATAATGAAAATAAAAAACAAAAACATATTGAATAAATGTAATATCTATATCGGGAAAATAAAGAACAATAAATTAGAACTAGCAACACCGTGTAATGTGTGTAAAAATCTGTTGTTCAAATATAAGATAGACAAAGTTTGTAATTATAATTGTGGTTGTTAGAGTAAATAATAGCATCATTATCATCTACATATAAATTTTTTGTTTTGATTCCAGAAGTAATATCATTATTGAATACAACATTGATTAATCATATCATAATCGGTAAAATATTTATATTGATAATTTGGATGTTTGGAAAATAATATTAGGTATTGACATCTAATATATTATTATTTAATATAAAAAAAATTAATTTTATATATTATATAATAGGTTATATGATTATAATATTTTGGTTCTTATTATAGATTCAACTTCATTTAATATATCGTAATTAATACCTTGTTCGATATATAAATCTGGCATTTTATTGTTTAATAATAAAATTCTTAATTCATTTATTGCATCTAAAATTATATTATTTGGATCCTTTTTTAATCTAATTGTATTATATTTAATATTTAGTGATACATATATATTATATAAATTAATAGACACATTATTTTTGGTTAATGGATTATCCATAATATTGTTAAGTGCTAATCTAAAAATAGTGATTGATTTATGAGCATTTTTTAATAATTGTCTTTGTGTTTGAAATAATTCAATATTAGTCATACATATATTAATATGTTTTGAGGCCATTGTTAATTCATCATCGATGTCATCAATCAGTGATTTTAGAATATTTAAATTCGTTAAATTATTATGATGTGATTCATTATTTGTTTGGTTCGACATATTTATAGATTTAATATATCAAAATATTATAATTAATATATGGTCTACATTTTATATAATACATATACTTTATACATCTTGATATTTCTATATAAATTAATAATCAAACAATTTTATTAATTTTTTTAAAGTGGCTATTATTAAATTTATTGAGTGACAAGTGTTAATGGTATGTCTTTAACGAGATTTTCATTTTTAATTTTTTTTTGTTTTAATATTTTAATATAATGGACGATAATTTGAATATCTTTATGATCATTCTTTTTTTTATTTTTAAAAATAAATCTATGATTTGGAATAGTGATTTTTTTTGTTTTAATTTCTTCGAATTGCAAGTTTCTTGGTAATAAAAACTCAAATTCATATATATTGAATTCTTGGAATGTTTTCAGATTTTTATCTTTACTATTATTTTCAACATACATTACTTTGAGATGTTTTGGTAATTTTGCTACATATAAATGACACACTTGTTTTCTACAAAAATGTTCTATTGGTGATAATGACCAACTTGTGGTATTTTTTATAATATCACCATCAAATGGTTCATTCATAATCCGATAAATAGTATCATTACATCGAATACCTTTTAAAAAAACACTATCCATAATTTTAATATATTTAACAACAGCATCAATTCTTTTTTTTTGTATAGTTTTAAGAATATCTTCTAATTGTTCGACGATTTTGTTATAATCAATACCAAATTTATCTCTATTAATTTGATAGATAATTAAATAATCTTTTAAATTTTTCACATTAATTTCTCCGAAGTTTTTTTCATTTGATAAATAACTGGTTATATCATTAAATCCATATAATCCATCTTCATTTATAAATTTTGGAGGTCCTTTATAAAAATTTAAAATTTTTTTTTGTTTAGTATTTAATCTATCAAATAAATTCATTTTAATTAATTCATCATTACGTTCCATTACTTTTTTAGTGTCTATATTAAATATTTTTAATAGCATTTATAATATTGATATTGAAAATATAAATATTATAAATAAAAAAAAGTTAGTAAAATATTTGTTGTTTAGTCAGAATCAGATCCAGATTCTGATTCTGATCCAGATTGTTCTTCAATTAAACTGGCATCAATAATGGTTTGTAGTTCATCTTGACTAATTTTAATTCTTGAGTCTTTTAATAGGAGTTCGATTAATCTATCGTCTTTATTTTTGTATGCATTAAACAACACAATATTATTACGAGCACTTGGATTCACTCGAATATCATCAAGTAATAATTTAATTGTATTGTAATCTGATGCTTCAACAATAGCTCGATTATCTTGAGTGCTTGGATCAACCCGTGGATCATCTAAAAGCAGTTTGATAATGCCAAGATTAGTTTTATTACAACCTTCACAACTAAAACAAGCATTGATGATGGCTTTATTATCTTGAGCACTTGGATCTACTTTTGGATTTTTTAACAACATCTCAACAAATTTTGCATAAATATTTTTGTCGTTCTTGTTACAATTACATTTATTAACAGTATCATCACATTCTGTGCATACATCATCACATTGACAATTATCACAAATATTAATAAATACCTGATTGTTATTGATTGTGGGATCTACATTTGGATTCTCTAATAGTAGTTTAATAATATTAGTATAACCATGTTCTGATGCTTGAAGAATTGCTTCATTATTATTACTTGTTACATCAACATCTTTATGTTTTAATAAAGCCTCACAAATTTTTTCAATATTTGTGTTTTCAAATTCTTCATTATTAAACATATCAATATGATGTCTATTAAACAATCTAACTAATTGACTAACTAATACATTGGAATAATCTAATTGAGCAGCCATTGAATATATGATTGTGTTATTATTATTTATAGTTCAATCAATTAAAATATCAATTTTTTAATATGGGTTTTTTAGTTCTTATACATCTTAGTATAAATTCGTTTAAGCGAATTTATACTAAGATAATAAGAACTGATTACCGGAACTCTTTTCTTACTAGTTTATTCAGTCAATAATACTGATATATTATGAATTAAATCATCAAACCAATTATATGACTGATCATTATAATCATAATCAGTATTAGTGAATGAAACAGCCATTTTTATTTGTTGTTCCGCCTCGTATGGAGAAGGAATATTATTTACCATATATTGGGTTTGATATTGTGGATGTTGAAGTAATTGTGTAGTTTGTATAGTTTGTGAAGTTTGTATAGTTTGTGGAGGCTGTGTAGTTTGTATAGGTTGTGAAGATGGTGTCTTAATAGATTCCAATTTAGAGTCAGTGTTAATTATAACAAAATCATTATTATCAAAAGAATGGTCAACTATAATATAATCGGTGTCAGTCATAAATTAATAATTAGAATAATAATTAAAATATTTTAATTATTATAATTCAATTAAATTAAATTAAATTAAATTAAATTAAATTAAACCATATTAGATTAAATGGATTTATAGAAAATCATCTTCATTACGTTCTTTATTATAGAGAACAATATCATTTAATAGATCTAATGGACATAATTCAGTAGGTATTAACAGTCCGTCAATATTTTTAGTAATATGTAGTGTTGGACTATATTTATGTTTAACAAGGATTTGCCATCGTTCGAAATATTTTCTGTTTTGTTTGGTTCCATGAAAATAATGTTTAATGATGCCGGGAACATATCCCAATTTACATCCTTTAATTTTATTTTGAAAATCTACAACTGATTGTTTATATTCATCAGTACATTCAATATTTAGACTAGCAATACCTCGTTCGATCATAGCGAAAGACATATTATGGTCACCAGATCCTAGAATAGAATATTCATATAAGCCTCCTAATTTTTCATATAAAGATCTGGTCATAGCCCATGCATAACCTGGATGCCAGAAAGATGGTTTACCATATTTTTTACCATTAGTATAATGATATCCGAAACTTGCAAATAGTGTCATAGTGTTTTCATTTTGGTCCATATCATTGGCGTGAGAGAAAAGTTGTACAACATCACGAGAACCATTTAAAATTTTCAATGTGTCTGACGCCCATGTTGCACTTTCAAACTCTAAGTCAGCATCGATCCAAGCAAATGCTTTCCAATTATCAGGCAATAATTTTTGAACACCTAAATTAATCATATTCTCTTTATGCCATAAAGGAGCAATTTCTGAATATAATTGTAAATGTCTGGGATTATTAGAAGAGGTTACGTGAAAATTTTGTTTAGTGTAAGCGAGTTCGACGATATATAAGATAACGTCGGATTCTTGTTCCATACGTTGGATAAAATCTGTTGCCAACATAAATCTTTTTTTATATTGACATGGATTGGATATAACCATGACTACATGTAATTTATCCTCAATTTTATCATTATTTTTAATAGATGATTTAATATCATTTGGTAGATATTTAATATCATCAAATTCAATACCATTAATCACAGTCATATATATTATTATTATTATTATTAATAATATAATTATTATATTTAAATAACATAATTATTGATAAATATAATATATGACTATATATTATATTTATTTATGAATAAAATAAATTTAAAAGGAGGTACCATTGAACCAGATGATTTATTGTCAAATATTAAAGAAATCAGTTTCCATTTTCTTACTAACCAATTAACACCATTTAAAACTGATAAAAACCCGTTTTATAAATTAAGTATAGAAACAGGTGCAATACCACAGGAAATTATTAATTTAGTAAACAACGACGAATATGATATTAATTTAACTGCACAAAAAAGTTATGAAATCGATCCTACGCCTAAAACAATTTTTTTAAAAAAAAAACGTCTTTATGAATTATCTAATTCATCAAATCAAATGGTTGAATTTATATATAAGTCAAAAAACGTAGATACACATAGAGACAAAATAAAAATCGAATATAAAAATGCATGTAAATATTTAAAAGAAATGATCACTGAAAAATTCAAAGAAAATAATGCTGATGTTTTATTTGGTTTGACAAGTTATGAATCGGTTTACTATATTCACAAAGAAAAAGAGATAATATTACTGAGTAGAAATTGGTTAGACAAAAAAAAATTAGAAATAAAACCAGGCAATACATTTATAAATTATTTATACTTTAAAACTATATGTGTTATGAGAATTCCTTATATAAAGATTATAGATGTATTATCATATATATTAAAAGATGTACCACAAGCTAATTTTGATAAAATAAAAAGTATTGGTGAAGAATTATTTAAAATTATCCAAAAATCTGTTTTTTTAAGATTTGAAACATCAAAATATTTTAAATATTGGTGTATTTTAGTCGTATATTATTTTAGTAGATATCAAAAATACAAATCTCTGGATGAAACAAAAAAAAAAAAAAATTTTGAGAATGTATGTCAATTTATAATGCGTCATAGTATTGTTTCATTATGTGATTTAGACGAGGAAACAAAAGCTAATATAAATGCATTATTAAATTCAGGAGATTTAAAAATTGAATTAAATGTTTTATTTACAGAAAACAATTTGTCGGGAATGGTGGATTATTTAAAGCTGATATTTGGTAATCCGATGTCAAATGATGACAAAACATTAACCTTTTCAGAAGGAGAAACACTATCCTATCGATTAAAGAGAGAACCACTTATAATTAATGAAGATAAGTCAAAAGATGTATTAGTAGAATATAGAACATTCCATGAAGATCTGAGTGAATATACAGACCATTTTAATTATAAATTACAAAATTTTAATCGTTTAGTGTTAACGCATTTACAACCATATGAAACTCAACCAGATGATTTAGTAAGTTTTACAAAAGAGTTAGACCATTATCAAGATGTACTAAAAATGACTACTTCACGTATTGTTCACCCTGATTCACCTGATTCATTAGATCAATTAATGCAAACAGTTGGAATAAAAGGTCCACCAATACCTGAAAAAGGATTACAAGAATCTGAAAAAGTAGGATCACAAAAATCTGAAAAAGGATCACAAGAATCTGAAAAAAGATTACCAAAATCTGAAAAAATTTCACCAAGATCTGGAAAAATAATACCAAAATCTGAAAAAGGATCACAAGGATCTAAAAAAGGATCACTAGGATCTAAAAAAAGTCCAAGATCTGGTGGTTATAAATATAATAATTGGATTGACCATTGTTATTAAATATGACAATAATTAAAAACATAGTAAATTATAAAAAAATAAATTTATTGGAATAAATTAATATCGACGGCTGCGTCTTTAATAACTTGTTCAAATTGTTTAGTTAAATCATTTTTAGCGTGTGCCATATCGAGAATTAATTTATCAACAGTTAATTTTTTATTATTTGGGTCAACAGCAACATAAATGAATACTTGAACCTCTCTATCTTCTTTAGGTAGATCTTTATGAGAACAGAATCTAAAACCCCGACCAATAACTTGTTCCAATCTGGACATATTCCAATAGGGTTCCATAATATGTATTTGTCTGGTTCTGAGAAGAGAGACACCTTCTTTAATGGCTGGAGATCCTAAGATAACTTTAAGTTGTGATCCATCAAAATTTTCTTTTTTATTAAAGATATCTCGAGCATATTCTTTATCAATTATTTTTTCATCACCAGACCATACGGCGAATCTATTTCTACCAGAACCATCAGTTAATAAATCTTTGAAACCATTATGTTCTAAAACTTTAATAAAGGATTGGATACCACCATATTCCCTGAAACTGGAATATACAAAAACTGGTCCAGGAGATCGTTTAATATTTTTTAGAATTTTATAGAATTTAGTAGAATATTTTTCAAGTTCTTCTTTAAGAAATCGTCCTTTAAATGCATCATAACCTTCTTCTTTAATTAATCTATTTGGGAAAGCAACATTAGAAATCATACGAGTGCCAATATAAAAATTATTAGGTAGTTTCATAATGTCACCAATTTTAATACCTCCTTCTTCTCCCAGAACAGTTTTATAACAAGAATATTGGTAAGAACTCATTTTACATTTAACAATTTTACCGACACGTTTAGGGAACACATAATCTGGAGCTCCTTTATAATATGATACATATCCAGTTAATAATTTTTGTAATTGATCTGCATTTTTTATTTGATAATCAATATTATCACCATTTTTTGTTTGCATTAAAAATGTTTCATTAAAATCTGGATTAATTGGGAGATCTACTTTTGGTTTTAATAAATTCATTGTTAGACCTAATTCTATTGGTTTATCAAAAATGGGTGTTGCTGACATAATAATAATTCTTAAACTACTTGGTCCATTATGTATTTCATCTAAGAAAGTTTTATAGTATGTTCCAGTTTCAGATACAATATTTTGTACTTCATCAATAATTAGAATATAATTAGATAAATCAATTTTATTACGGTGTGATAGATCAACAAATTTATTGTAAGAAATAATAGTATAATATTTATCAATACGTTTATTAACAATTTCAATTAGATCATCATATTCTTTTGTTCCTGGTTCTAATGATGCCAGTGTTTTACGTTCTTTTTCTGATATATATTCATTACCAGCACAAGGACTTCTTAATTCTTTATACATATTACCAACTAAAGATGCTGGACATACAAACATTATTTTTTTTTTATGTTTCCATTGTTCCGCTATATTAACAGCTGCACACGTTTTACCAGCGCCAATTTTATGAAATAAAAGTAAACCTTTGTATGGTGTATTAGGATTAATAAATTCAGCGACAAAAAGTTGTGGTAATTGATATGTGAATTTCTCTGGATAACAAAATTCCTTAAACGTTGGATTTTTTTTTATTATAAATTTATTATATTTTTTTTTTATTTTTTTTTGAAAATTAGGATCATCAATAGATGGATAATCATTTTTAGAACCTCCATCGAATGATACATTATTAAAAAATACATTATGATATAAATCTATTTGGTTATTCATTAAATAAAACATATAAAAAAAAATTATCAAATATCAAATATCAAATGTCATATATTATATATAATAAATTGTTTAGTTTTCTAAATTATATATATCATTAGTTTAATAATAGTTTACTATTAGATAATGATTTAGAAGAAAAAAATGTGATAATTTCATTTGACCATTTATTTAATTGATTTTTATTATCATATATATCAATATTACCATCTATTTCCATAACATCGTCACATATATTTGATGCAAACATTTTTTCATGATATAAATCACATTTATTTAAATAATCTGAAGAAATATTATTTTCACCATCACGAGATCTTTTAATAATACGTTTCATACAAATATCTGGATCTGTTTTAACGTAAATAATTTTATCAACTTTATAATCTTTAGCGAAAACTTCATACCATTTTTGATATATTTGATATTCTAAATGATTTATTTTATTGGAATCATATAACATTCTCCCAAATACTAATTTCGTCGTATATAAACCTCTCTCCGATATTATGGTCGCATTCGGATTCTCTTTCATTTTTTTATTTAATAATTCATAAATAGAAATACAAGCCAACATTTGGAAAGAAAAAGAATACTTCTCATTATCCTCATAAAAGTTCTGTAATATGGTTTTACCACTCTTATCTTTTATACTTTCCCATAATGTTACTGGTTCTGGTAAAAATATATAGCGGGCATCGTCTTTTAATTTTTCACTCAGATAATCATATAATGTCGATTTACCACTTCCAATATTCCCTTCTATTGTTATTATTTTATTTACCATATATATATATATTCTATATATTATTTATATAATATATCAAATATTCATATATTCAATTTTTTTATTTACGAGTATAATAGATCTATAATATAATGGTTTATATTATATTATAGAGCATAATTTATATAATATACAAAATTATAAGAACTAAATTATGTTGATTTATTTATTAAGAACTGAATAAGTTGCATTAATAATATGTGCCATAATGGAACAATCTGTCATATTATAACTTTTTATCTTCTCAAATATACTTTTATATTTCTCATTATTTTTATCACTATAATACCACAGAGCATAATACATTGCATCTAAACCATTAACTATATTATCACTATTCCAAATTTGTGAATTATGAATAAGTCCATTATTATGTAAACCATTAGCGATACTTTTAATGGAACAGTCAAATGCTCCTCTAACACCAATCGGATTTTTATTATCTGAAAATATTTTCATTAGATCAATAATTTTAATATTAAAGAGAAGAGCGTTATTATCTTTATCACACTGAAATTTGGATCTACCATATAAATTTAATTTATTAAATTGTTTCATAACAGAAATTTCAAAAGGGGACCAAATAACAAATGCCATTTCTTTTTTTATTTTATTAATACTTTTTACTGAATTAATTGTTTTTTCTAAATCACAAAATAATTGATATATATCATCATCTATGTCAATAATTGAACCATTCTCATATATTTTATTCAACGATAATTGATAATTTTTTATATTAACAAATTTACCATCTATATTTTTGAAAAAATTACAACCTATCATAAATATTTTCTGACCATTATCAACATTATAATTACTATCAATATTATCAATATTATCATAATCGTGAATAAGATCTTTATTAGTAATTAATTTCAATGGAATTGTTTCAAAATCGAGACAACAAATAATTTTGTTATTTAATAATTTTGAATTAAATTCATTTAGTTTATCATTAATATTTTCACAATAAATATTATCTGTGTTAGATTCACTATTAGCATATACAATTGATTTTATTAAATTTACATCATTCTTTTTTTCCAATCTATTGTCTAAATAATTTATAATTTTATCTGTCTGTAAATAACTATAAATCCCTTGTTCCTTCAATTTTATTAGTTCTGTATTATTAAATCCTCTCAATAAACTCAATGAACGTGTCTGTTTTGCTATCCAATATTTTATAGATAATCGTTCAGATATACCAAAATTAGATCTAACAAATGGTATATCAAAATTTAATAAATTTTGTTTATTAAATGATTTCATATTTATTGATAATAATTTATTACATTTTTTTACTTTCTCAAGATTGATATAGTCATCATTTGAATACATATCGTTTAATTCTTTCACTTGTTCATCAAACAAAAAACTATAATTTGATTTAATACAATCTTCATATTTATTTAAACATTTTAAATAATCATCGTAAATATTATTAAGATTTAGATAATAATCATTATCTTTATTATCAATATCGATATTAACGAGACAATATTTACTATTATATGGATTTGTTATAATATGATCATATCTTTTTTTATCTATCACATAATCCATCTTTAAACAATATGGTAAAATATATGTTAATGTTTGTTTATTTGGTGTTTGTTCATTCATTATATATCCATATGTTGCTAATTGTGATTTATAATATTTTAATAATCCCATATTACGAGCTGTTTTCCCATCCGCATTTAATTGAATTGTCGATGATTTTATATCTATCACTATATAATTATTTATTTTATTGTTCAATTCTATGTCCAATGATATATTTAAATTATCTGAACGATCCATAAAATTATAAAATAATAATTTAAATGCTCTCTTTGATACCATTAAATCTGGAAAACCACGAAATTTATATTTTGATTTGTCAGATGTTTGGATCATTCCTTGATATATAATATCAACCCCATTTTTCATTCCATTTTTGGTGTTTAATAAATATTCATTATATTTTTCATATATTGGTTTCCCCTCTACAATACATAAAAATGATAATTTATATTTATCACATAATAATCTTAATTTATTACATATATATTTCTCAAATTGTATGCCTTTCTCAAACATATATCCAACTATCTCATTTGATGATGGTAGTATTTTATTTTTGGGATATATTCTTGTTTCTTCCCCACTATATGTTGGTGTATCATTATAATGCATATAATCATCATCTGTTGTTGAACAAGTAAAATCAATAAAATTATTTATTGTATTTATTTTTAATAATTTTAAATTATATCCCAAAATATCGTTCCCATAAAAATATTTCGTGTTTGATGCACCTAAATATCTATTGTTCGATTCTACACAACTCCTTTTCGGTCTACTATTTTGTTCTTGTTCTTGTTCTTGTTCTTCATCATGGCTATAAGATAATTTTCTTTTTCTTTGAGGTATTACCTCATTATCAATTGTAATATCATTAAATAGAGTATTATTTTTTGTTTGTGATCTCAATTTGATGGTATTAAGAGGGGGGGGAGTGGGATTGGATAAAGAATTTGGATGATCAAATTTAAAATTAGTTTTATCAATTTTATATTTATTATTAAAAAGAGTATTAATTGGTTCTATAAGATGGTCTACATAACGAATATTTATTGGATCATATAAATTAACAAATAATTTATTTTTTATAATATTACAATCAAAATTAATTTTATATTGATTTATTCTGGATGTAATATTAGCTGTATAACCAACCATATTCTTAGTAATTTTTATTTCCATGTAATGATATATATTCTTAATATCTCATTATATGTATCATAATATAACCAAATTAATTTTTTTTTAACTATTTAAGTATTATTATTGTTGAGCACATTGTACAGATTGACCAGGTCCCTGACCCATATATTGACCATCATTTTGACCATTATCAATCTCTTCTCTATCATCAGTATTTAATAATTTTTGTAAATCTTCGGTATTAGTTAATTCCCAAGTGATATCATATATTTTTTTCTTTTTAGTAGAAACATAATCTGTTACTGATTTTAGAACTTCACGTTGGTTATCATTTAATTGATTTGGAAATTCAATATCAAAAATAACATATAAATTACCATAAACACTATTTGATGTTCCATTATGTTGTACCATACCTTTTTTATGGATACACAATACTGTTCCTGGTTTTATTATATTATTTCCCATATTTAAAATTATTTTCTCTTTATTTAGACCTGTTGTTACAAAATCGAAATCACCTAATAGAGCCTGAAATACAGAAATTTTCTGATTCATATATAAATGTAATGGTTGTAATGGTGATCTCTTAAATAATCCATGAGTTATCTCGTCTACTGTTACTATTATATTTCCTACTTTTATTGTTTTTCCATCCTTTATTAATTTATTACCCTTGCCACGTATCACAATTTTCTGACCTGTGGCAATACCAGCATTAATTACAATCTCAATTTCATCACTCTCTTCCTGTTTATCTTGACTATTATTTGATATTTTTAATATTGTTCTGTTTATTGACTGTTTTAATGTTTTACCAATATAAATTTCATCTAATTTTAGACGAAGAGCTATAATAATATCTGGATTAAAACGTACCATATTATTCATAGATCCACCCATACCAGGCATACCAGACATACCAGGCATACCAGACATACCAGGCATACCAGACATACCACCAAATGGGAATCCTGGAAAACCCGGAAATCCAGAAAATCCATTCATTGCCTCTTTTTGTCTCAAAATATCATCTATATTTTCAACACTTTTTGTTTCATTATATATTTCTCTTTTTTTTGAATCTGTTAAAATTTCGTGTGCTTGACTAATTTTTTTAAAATTATTTTCATACTCTTCTTTTCTATTTACATCGTGACATTTATCTGGATGCCATTTTGCTGCTAATTTACGATATGCTTTTTTAATTTCATTTTCATCTGCATTTTGATCAACATCTAAAATATCATATAAGTTAGTTTTTGTATCCATTAATAATATTAAAATATAATAGATATACTTAAATTAATTTATATGGTGTTTTAGAAGTTAATTAAAATAAATGTGTATTTAAAACATTTAATAATATAAAATATAAATTCATATTATGGCAACTAACAATGGCATATTCATTATATATCCAGTCACATTATTCAAAAATTTATCGATTATCGACGAATTACTAAAAGAAAAACAGATCAAACACATATATATTATTGAAGAACCAACTTATTTTACTGATTTTAAATTTCATAAACAAAAATTAATATTACATCGCTCATCAATGAAATATTATTATGACTATTTATTGATTAATTTTGGTTCCATCATAACCTATATTGATTTCCATAAAACTGATAAATTTTATAATTTTATTTTTAAAAAAAAATTCCATTTACATTTATACGATCCTATTGAACATACAATTATTAGTTATCTACAAAAACACATTGATAATATATCTATTTATGATAATTTATCTTTTATGGAAACATATGATGATTTATTAACATTTAATGATACTATTAAAGATAATAAATATCGTCACGATAATTTCTATAAATGGAATAGAACAAGATTAAATATATTTTTAGATGAAAATGATAAACCATTATATGGTAAATGGTCTTTTGATTCTGATAATAAAGAACCATTTAAATCCAATTATATTGAACCAGACATTTATCCCTCACATTTTTTTAATACTAATATTAATAATTATTTAAATGAAGCGAAACAATATGTTGAATTAAAATTTGGATCAAATTTTGGTCTATATGAAGAATTTATATTTCCAATATCCCATATTCAAGCAATTAAATTGTTAAAACATTTTTTTAAAACAAAGATCAATACTTTTGGAACATATCAAGATGCCGTAAATTCTGATATTGTTGTTGGTTCTCATTCTTGTTTAAGTTCATCACTAAATATTGGTTTAATAACAGTTAAAGAATGTGTTAATCTAACTATAAAAAGTTTCAATAGTCTAACACGTGATGAAAAAAAAAAACAATTCCATAATTATGAAGGATTTATTAGACAAATTATTGGTTGGAGAAGTTATATGCGTTTATTATATGAATTTCACGGATTAGATATGTATAAGATGAACTTTTTTAATCATAACAAAAAAATCGGTAAAGAATGGTATAATGCTACAACTAATATATATCCAATAGATATTTTAATAAAAAAAGTAGAAAAATATGCATACTTACATCATATTGAAAGATTGATGTATATCGGTAATTGGTCTCTTATTGCTAAAATACATCCAAAAGAAATATATAAATGGTTTATGATTACTTGTATTGATGCATATAATTGGGTTATGGTTCCTAATATTCACGGCATGTCACAACATGCATTAGATAACAATATATTATCAATGATGACACGACCATATTTTAGTTCATCTAATTATTTAAAAAATATGAGTAATTTAGTTATAAAAAATAATAATTGGACCGAAATATGGAACATTTTATATTACAATTTTATATATGAAAATATTGACTATCTTAAATCTAACTATTCAATCGCTCGTCAGGTCAAACATTGGAATGATAAATCTAATGTAGAAAAAAAAAATATTATAAAAATGGCTAACGATTATTTATATCAATAACAATTTATCCTTATATAAAATATCTGATATTTTATATAATGATCATAATATTAACGGACAACAATTCATTGACCATATATATTATCTCTTTCAGATATAATATATAATATTGTCTATGGATGTCTATAATTTAAGAAACTGAATATGCTTTTAATGTATCAAAAATTTCTTGATATTTATTTGTAATGAGGTTTAGATCATTTGGATTTTTTAAAATATTATCTTTGAATCCTTCCATCGTCGCTTTGAATATATTCTCACCATATTTATTTATACAATTTAAACTTGCTCCATATTTTAATAAAAATTTTACAATATCTACATTACCATGATATGCTGACTGAATTATTAACGGATAATCTATATTATGTGCATTTACAATAAATTGTTGTTTCATTTTGTTATTTTTATAATAGTCCATTATACTGACCATTAATTGAATCTTATTATATTTTATTGCTGCTATAAATAAATTAACTAAACAAATCATCTTGTCATTCTCTGTTACACCAATCGAACGTACTATCTTTATTATACTCATATTTGATAAATTATTTGTATTTTCAGTTATCAATCTTGATATATAACCAAATGAATTTTTATGGATCAATGTATTTTTAACATCAAGTGTCGTTTGGTTTAACTTCACAAATGGCATATTTGTTCTATCAGTCATATTATTCATTAATTATATATAACTTTTCTTTTTTAAATATTTTTTATAACTGGTAATTAAATTTTACCAGTTATAATTTTCTATAAATATTTTTTATTTTTATTTTTTTATTTTTTTTTATAAAAGAAAAGTTATAATTTTTTTTAATAATTGCTTATTATGTTCTCAAAAAAATTTATGATTTAAAAACAGTGCTTGTAAATAATATTCCGACATTATTGTATCGTGATGTTCGTGTAATAAAACTTTAACTTCACCATTTTTTATTAAGTTATTTTTCATTAAAATATTTATATCTTTAAATAAATCCCCTATCTTATCAGCATCTTGATCTTCAATAATTTCATTTAGATTACTTTTAATTTGTTCTTTATAGTCAATATCTTGTTCTAATACTTTAAATTGCAATGCTTTTTTATCTGGTTTTGATTTAACATTTTTCTTAGATTGATTACCTCCTACTTTAATTGGAATTTCATTGGCTTCAATTTTAGCTATAGGAACTTCAATAGCTTCAATTTTAGCTATAGGAACTTCAATAGCTTCAATTTTAGCTATAGGAACTTCAGCAACTTCTTTATTTAGTTTAAGAATAGAATATACGTCTGAAAAAGATTCCATTAAAAATTCTGTATATGGTTCAATAATTGTTTTGATAATTTCTGATTGAACAATATCTTGTTTTATTATATTATTAATCTCAATAAATACTTTTGTAATTTTTGAAACATCTTGAGTTTCATAAAACTCGTCTAATTGAGATGTTAATAACTCTTCAATATTATCAGGTGATACATCTTTCAAATACAGGTTTTCAACTGGTTTAGCACTTGGACCACCAGCACTTGCACTCACATTATCATCATAATTTTCGTTACTATTATATTCTGTAAATGTAATTGCATCGGTTAATTCTTCAACTGATTTATCTTGATTTTTTTTAATCCAAGATGTAATATATTTTTTAGTTTCTTCATACCTGTTACGTGTTAATAAAGAATCCTTCTTTTTAAGAGCATCTCTAAGTCCTGCATCGGCAGCTTGAAGAAGATTTTCGTTTTCATTGTTGATAATGTCAAGTTTTGCACCATGAACAACTAATAACTTAACACTTTCAAGTCTTCCATTATATACAGCATTCATAATAGGAGTATAATTACCATCATATGCATTTGCAATAAAAAATTGGATATTCTTTTTTCCTTCATATTTATTCATAATGAATTCCATTATATCTGTTTTATCGTGTTTAACACAAATTGAAAACAAATTAGTCATCGCAATAACTTGATCATTAAAACGATCCCCACCTAATGCCATTGTTTCAATTATGATAGAATTAGGATCTTTTTGAATTTTTGTTCCAGCACACAATATTTTATCTCTAATATGATTATAAGTTCCACTCCGAATTTTAGATGATTCTCGTAAATCAAATTTAACAATTTGTTTAAAAATATATGGTGTGTCATTGAAATTATAAGCAGTTTTTATGAACTTCTGGATATCCGCATTGTTACTGTATCTCTTTAATATCGCTTCCATTATGTCATTTCTATTGTTTTTAAATGCCATAAAATATAAATTGGTTAATCCTATTACCTCATCATACAAACGTTTCTCTCCTAATGCTGCTGTCTCTGCAACTATTGTTTGGACACTTTTGTCCGTACCTATACATAATATATTATCTCTAATATGATTATATACAGTAAAGTGAATCCATGCAGACCTGTCTGGATTCAAACTTTTTTGTTTCAAATCAATTAATACCTTAACTGATTTCATGCTTTGATATGGTGTTTTAGTCTTCAAAAATTGGGACATTATATATGAAATGTCTAATTATATTAATAATCTACAAATAATAATTATTTCAATTTTTTATTAGGCTCTTTATTTTAGATTATATAACATCAGGCATAGCCTGATGTTATATAATCTAAAATAAAGAGCCTAATAAAAACATTGATGATATGGCGTTAGTTTCATCGTAAAACGATGAAACTTAGGCCATAATATCAATTTTTTATTTCTATATATATCATATAGAAATAGACAAATTAATGTGTGCTCACTACAATCATCTCTTAGCTAGCTAGGCTAGCGAGAGGATGATTGTAGTGAGCACACAATACTATATATAATAACCAAAATATGATAAATAATACAATAAAAAATATTAAATATAATTATGTTTATAAT